ATTATGAAAGTAAAAATTTTACAGCGAAATGTGTACTACAAAGTAGCAACAATCGAAATCGAAATACCAGATTCTGTTGATGAGTTTGATGTACAAGACTACGTGAATGAACACGAAGAGTTATGGGTTGAGCAACTCGAAGACCAGATGAGAGCCACTGACTATGAGTATGGTTTTGGAATGGACACTGACTATAACTGGACAGACAAAGACCAACCATGTGAGTACAGATACGAAGTAGACAAGATAGGAGGGCACTTATGAAAATTAAGCAACACAAAATTCTGCCCTCTGGACTACACGCAATCGTAGACCAGAAAAACAGAGTACATATCTACACAGAGTTAGAATACCAACAGCTAACGTGGTGGCAGAAAATTAAATTAGAGAATGGTTGGAAGTAAATTTATTATGCATGCATAGTATATTTGCACGTGTCTAAATTAAGTTTTATATTTGTCGAACTTTAGATTAACTGATGAGACTTCAATAGTCGAAAGGGTAGGAGTTTTCCTACTCTCTTAATCAGGCGAAAGCCACAAAAAATATTATTATGAGTATACATGCAATGAAGATGTTCATGCTCCTGGGTGACATGACCAACGAAAACAGCACCTTGGCAGACAAGGTAGCTTACAAACAGCGTATAGCATTTGCGACAATGCGTAATGCTGTTCCAGACTGGCAACCACCAAGCAACTGGGACACACTTTCAGACGAGGTGAAGATGGAACGTTTAACTAAACTAACTGAGGTATGAGCACAGAAGAAACCTTAGTGAACTACCTTAAAGCAAGGATAAGTGCACTTGAAGTTGAGTTAGAAAAAGATGGGGAAGAGTTAGTCAAAACTAAACTAGACCTAATAGATGCTAGAAAAGAAATAGAATCACTTAAAAAAAAATAATTATGAAATTCAAAGATTTATTACAGACATGGGAAGACACTGCCTATGATTACTATTCAAAGTTTTCAGATAAAGAAATTGAAAATTTGTATGCCGAATGGTTTGGAAATTCTATTGACCACTATCTAGAGATGGAAAGAGGTCAGATGATAGATGAACTCATAGAAGATGAGTACTCCTACCGAAAGCAAGACAATGCTTATGAATTAAAAAACGAAATTATTAACTATAAAAATTATCACTATGCCTAATCACGTTTATCACACAATCAAAGCTACGACAGACAAAGGTCGTAAAGTATTAAAAGAAATATCCAAAACAGAATACGGAATATGTGGATACGTAAACCCAATGCCTAAGGAGTTGACAGGAACAACAAGTCCACAGCGAATACCAGAAACAATATCAAGAGAAGAGTCTGACAGATTGAAAGACTTGTATGGTCACGACAACTGGTACGACTGGTCCTTTAGAAACTGGGGTACTAAGTGGGGTTGCTATGACAACCATTATGATGAGGTCCAAGGGACTTTACATTTTGCTACAGCGTGGTCACCTTTCAACTTTGATGTTCTTGATTTACTAACCAAGAAAATGCCAGATTTTATCTGGACCTGGGAAGAAGAGCAAGGATTTGGCGAAGAAGAAGAGTACCAGAACGGAGAATGTATACGTTCTTTGTCATGGGATTTGCCAGAGATATCAGAAGATATTGTTGAAGTTGATGGAGTAGAATACATGGTGCTACTATCTGACCATGTTACTCCAGAACAGACTTTTCCTGCAGGTTATTACCTGGCTTATGAGCCACTGGAAGAGGGCAGAATTTCTGAGACTTTGGAAGAATTAAATAAAAAAGTTTTGGACAATTCATAAACATTTATTAAATTTACAATTCATTAAACACTAAAATTATGGGAAAAACTAAAGAGATGCTCGGAGATATACATGAGCAAGAGGCAGACAGGTTAGATGCTGATTATCGGTACAGACTTTGGCTGTCAAAGGTTACTAAACACCAGAAATCTTTAACGAGAACAACACAGGCACTTGATGATATATTCGAGGGCTTTGCTATGGCTATAAAGTATGGTCAGGAAGAATCTAAAAAATATAATTAAATGCATTATCAAATTTTTAGCAGATACGTATCACATGTATGTGATGCATACTCAATAAGTCCAGATGCCTTGTTTGTTAAGAGTAAACGTAGAGATATAGTAGATGCTAGACAGCTACTATATTTTCTTTGCTCTGAATCACCTATGAGAATACGTTATATCCAACAATACATGGAAGAGAACGGATACAAAGTAGGTCACTCAACAATCATACATGGTATAAAACAGGTAAAGGAAAAGAAAAAAAGCGACTCTATCTTTGACAGGGAGAGCAATCGTATTCGATTAACTTCAATAATGTAAAGTAATGTATAACTCTTTAAGTAATGTATTCGAGGAAGCATTGAATGATGATAAGGCTGCCGTCTTAGATGGTGTAGGGTATGACTCTAGAATGTTATATGGTTGCAAGATTACCAGAGATAATGATACTGGTGAGATATTAATTCAAAACACAGCTCTTGGTGGAGATTACTATAAAACTATTGACTACGAGTCCGAGTGGGAGTTTGTCGATAAGGGCTGGAGACATGGTGTGTATAGTCTTTGCATTAAAACCTATCACGAAAAATTAAAACGAATAGAGGTAAGGATAAAAGAAGAAATGAACACAAAGCAAAACCCTAAACAAATTCAGCACTTGAAGAATCACAGAGAAAGAATACTAAAAAAGTATAACACAATTAATAATAAATTAAAATCACTAAATTATGAGTAATTCAAAATCAGTTTTTGAAACATTGAACTCTATCAATGTAAATGACAAAGTAGAAAAGAAGAGTAACCTAACGTATCTATCATGGGCGTGGGCATGGGCAGAGGTTAAAAAGCATTATCCAAATGCCACCTATACAATCTATGAAGACGTAAACGGAATGTTCTACCATACCGATGGCAAATCTGCATGGGTAAAAACTGGAGTAACAATCAACGACCAAGAACATATTGAGTACCTACCTGTAATGGACTTCAGAAACAATTCAATTATACTTGATAAGATTACATCTGTTGATGTAAACAAAACAATACAGCGTAGCTTAACAAAAGCTATAGCAAGGCATGGGCTAGGATTGTATGTGTATGCAGGTGAAGATTTGCCAGATGGTGAAACTAAGGTAGCTTCAAAGAAACCTGTCGCTAAGAAACCTGTTACTAAAAAGATGACAACAATTGAGCTAAATATAGGTGATGAAAACTGGGACAAAGTTCTTAAATATGTAGTCGCTAACAAGAGCAAAGGTCTTAAGGTTATTGGCGAGGAGTTAAAGACTAAGTATGCTATGACTAATGATGTTAAAAAAGAAATAGCTAAATCAATATAGATATGAAAGACATCATCAAATTACTACAAGACGATAGAGAATACTATGATGGGGTTGGGAAGAATTATCTTTCTAACTCCAATATAGGTGACCTCTTAAAAAATCCTAAGAACTTTAATAAGAAGCAAGAGGATAATAAGAACTTTCTGGTAGGAAGATACTTCCACCAGTTAATACTTGAGCCAGAAAAAGCAGCAGCTATGCCTCACATTGACCTAGCTACTAGAAGAGGTAAGGCATACGATAGCTTCCTAGAGGAAAACAATATAACTATTGGTCTGTTGACTAAAGAAAAAGTTATGCTAGAAAACCTAGTCGAAAGCATGTTAAATGTAGATGACTTCAGAGCACTAATTCAAGAGGAGGGTGTGCAGTATGAAGTCCCTATGATAAAAGAAATACATGGCGAGATGTGGAAAGGTAAGGCCGACATTGTCGGTAGCGAACACTTGATTGACATCAAGACATCTAGCTCTATTGAAAAATTTAGGTGGAGTGTGCGAGATTATAACTATGATAGTCAAGCGTACATATATCAACAGCTATTCAATAAGCCGCTAGTGTTTCTGGTGATTGATAAGACATCACGCATGATGGGAATGTATCCAGTTAGCGATGAATCTCTAGCTAGAGGTGAAGAGAAAGTTATAAAAGCTGTAGAGCAATACAGAAAGTTCTATGGTAATAATCCCTCTGAAGATATAAACCAATTCTATTTTTATGAAGAGGTTTAAAAAATTAATGATATACCTTTTTGATATTCAAATAGGGAGACGTGTGATGTGGTTTGAAGTTCCGATGGACTGCAGTACACGTGATGCAAAAGATGAAATCATCTTAAGCACTATAGAAACATTGGAACGAACTATTAATATTAATAATTATGAGTAATTCAAACACCAACGATGAAATTGTATTCGCAGACGGATTCAAGTTCAGAAAGAAACACCCTAACCAAAAAGACTTTGTATTGGGAAGTATGAGTATCAAAGTAGATGATGCTATTATGTTTCTAAAAGCTAACCAAAAAAATGGTTGGGTAAATTTAGGTATCAAAGAAAGTCAAGCAGGCAATCCTTACATGTTTGTTGATAACTTTGAGCCAAAGACACGTAACAATAATGGTAATGGAGTAGACACTGCTCCCAACCAAGCACCAGTACAAGAGGCAGATGTGCCATTCTAATTAATATATGGGGTGTGTAACAGCACCCCTTTATTATACCATGAAAAAAATAGAAAAAATAATAGTGTGGCTAATCATAGGAATGATTTCCTACATGGTAGCACGCACCATAATAAGATTTGTGTTAGGTTTTTTTTATATATAAGACTATTAGTTTAATATATTTATTTATATTTACTTCCTATATGTAGACTAAAAGTTAACATTCTTAACACAACTACTGATAATCAGTCAGTTAGGTAACACAAAGTCGACACAAAGTCGACACAAATAAATAAAATACAGCATGACAGCAAAAGAAATCACAATTTTTCAGAACATTAAAGAGACCTCAACACCTTTCTTTAGGAGTTTAGATTTTATTCTTGATAGGATTAAGGGAGGTGCAACAAAAGACTTAGTAAAAAGAATACGAACAGAGAAAGATAAGTCACAACGTAATGAGTTAAAGAAAAACCTACCTGCCATTTGTTTTTCAGGAACTTTCAACAAAAGAAATGACGCTTCAATTATTCAGCACTCTGGAATAATATGTTTAGACTTCGATGGTTACGAAAGTAACAAGGAGTTATTAACAGATAAAGAGAAGTTAACTAAAAGCAATTATGTTTATTCTGTTTTCATATCACCATCTGGCAAGGGATTAAAAGCACTGATAAAGATACCACAAGACGTAGATAATCACGTAAACTATTTCAATAGTTTAGAGATTCATTTTAATAATCCACACTTTGATACAACCTGTAAAAATATATCAAGGGTATGCTATGAATCATACGACCCATTGATATATGTAAACAAGAACTCAAGTGTATGGGAAGAGATTAAAGAAAAGGAATACACTGAAGTCAATACTAGACTAGACGTTCCAACTATACCAATTACAGATGAAAATAAGATTGTAGAAATACTTGTAAAGTGGTGGACTAAAAAATATCCAATGGCTGAAGGACAGCGTAACAACAACTGTTATGTACTGGCATCAGCATTTAATGATTTTGGCGTTAATAAGTCTCTTGCAGGATATGTGCTGCAGAACTACAGAACATCTGACTTTTCTGAGAATGAAATTAACCAGACTATAAACTCAGCCTATGCTCAGACTCAAAACTTTGGTACAAAGTATTATGAAGATGAAGAGAGGGTTAATAATATTCGAGTTAAGCTTAGGAGAGGCACATCAAAAAAAGAAATAAAGTCACAGCTGGAAGACAGCCATGTAGAAGCTAATGTAATTGAGGCAGTATTAAACAGGGTTGAAGAAGAGAATCAACAGAAACAATTCTGGACCAAGTCCGACAAAGGAGTTATCAAGATTGTACATATTTTATTTAAGCAATTCCTTGAGGATAATGGATTCTATAAGTATTGTCCAGAGGGTAGTAAAAACTATGTGTTTGTTAAGGTGACTAACAATCTTGTAGACCACACAGATGAGAAACAAATCAAAGACTTTGTTTTAAATAGTGTAATTGAGCTAGACGATGCTTCAATATACAACCACTTTGCAGACCAAGTAAGGTACTTTAGAGAGGATTTCCTGACACTTCTATCTACTATTGACATCTACTTCGTTGAGGATAATAAAAGCACATCATACCTTTACTATAACAACTGTGCTATTAAGGTAACTAAGGATAACGTAGAGGTTATAGATTACATAGACCTTAATGGTTTTGTTTGGAAAGACCATGTAATAGATAGAGCTTTCAATAAATGTTCCATAGAGGGTTGCGATTACACAAAGTTTATTAACAACATCTGTGGTAATGAGCCAGACAGAATTAAATCAATGGAGTCAACGATAGGATTTCTTATGCATGGATATAAAAATCTAAGCTACTGCCCTGCTGTTATACTTAATGATGAGGTTATATCTGACAATCCAGAGGGCGGCACAGGTAAGGGATTGTTTATGAATGCCTTACAACACATGAAGAAAGTTGTAACGATTGATGGTAAGTCATTTACTTTTGAGAGGTCCTTTGCATACCAGTTAGTATCAGCAGATACACAGATACTTGTATTTGACGATGTAAAAAAAGGCTTTGACTTTGAGAGATTGTTTTCTGTAGTAACAGAAGGATTAACCTTGGAAAAGAAAAACAAGGATGCAATTAAGATACCTTTTAGTAAGTCACCTAAGATTGCAATCACCACTAACTACGCTATAAAAGGTGCAGGTAATTCTTTTGCTAGACGTAAATGGGAATTAGAACTACACCAGCACTACAATAAAAACTACACACCAATAGATGAGTTTGGTAAGCTAATGTTTGGAGACTGGAATGATGCTGACTGGTGTAAGTTTGATAACTATATGGTCGGTTGTATGCAGGCCTATCTTGATACAGGACTAGTAAAAAGCAAGTTTGTAAACCTAAAAATTAGACAGCTTTCAGCAGAGTCTTCTTATGATTTCATTGAATGGGTTGGACTTATCCAGGGTACAGATGCAGGTGCTTCTATACCAGTGAACTCAAGAATACACACCAACAATCTATATCTAGATTTTATTTCTGAGTATCCAGACTATGGTCCGAAATCTAGGTTGTCTATATCACAGGTTAGATTTAATAAGTGGCTTGCTGCTTATGCTGTGTATAAAACAGGAGCTCAACCAGAAAAGGGAAGAGATGCTTCAGGTAGATGGATAAGACTTAAAAGAGAAGATGAAATAAACGTACAAACATCTATACTATAATGGACGAACTATATGAGAATATGCATATAGCATTTATTAATTCTTTTGCAGTTATTATACATAACAAAGATGCAAAGGAGTTGATAGGTGCTGATGCAGGTTGGTTTATCCACAATCCAAAGTACGATGCTACAATGGAAGAGGTTGAGACAATGTTAGATTACTTTGTCGAGATTGAAGACTATGAGAAATGTTCAGAAATTAAAAACTACATAGATGCCAATAGAATTTAGAGACTATCAGAAAAATATTATCAATACAGCAGTAGAGGTGATACAAAAAAAGGGGTTTGTTTATCTGGCAATGGAAGTTAGAACAGGTAAAACACTTACAAGTTTAGGGATAGCAGAGAGAATGGGATACGAGAACGTGTTATTTCTTACAAAGAAGAAAGCTATCAGCTCCATAGTTAAAGACAATGAAATGATGTGTCCAACTTCATTTAGTTTGTTCGTAATTAATTACGAAAGTATGCATAAACTTCCCAATATTAAATGGGATTTTATTATCTTAGACGAAGCCCATGGCATGGGAGCTTTTCCAAAGCCAAACAAGAGAGCTAGAGACGTTAAAAGTATTATAAGGAAAACAGATTGTGATGTCTGTTTGTTGTCAGGAACACCAACACCTGAGTCGTACAGTCAAATGTACCATCAGGTGTTCGGTATTCCGAATAATCCTTTTCGTCAGTACCAAAGCTTTTATAAATTCTGTCACGACTACGTTGATGTTAGAGAGCGAAAGATAAACAGCATGTACATAAGGGATTATAGCAGTGGTCGTGATTCTATTATTGAAAAGATGAAGCCATACACTATAGCTTACACACAGAAGGAAGCAGGGTTCAAGGTTGATACAAGGGAGCATGTGCTAGAGTGTGAGATGAGTGAGTTAACTTATCAGTTAACTAAAAAGCTTCAGAAAGACCTAGTGGTAGAGGGAAACGAAGAGGTTATACTCGCTGATACTCCAGTAAAACTTATGATGAAACTTCATCAGATGTATTCTGGAACTGTGAAGTTCGAGTCAGGCAAGTCTACTATACTAGACCTCAGCAAAGCAGAGTTTATTCGCAAACAGTTTTTTGGTATGAAGATTGGAATCTTCTACAAATTTAAACAGGAACTCAAGGCATTAAAAGAGGTATATGGAGATGACTTGTGCACAGAACTAGATGAGTTCAACAGCACTAATAAAACCATAGCACTTCAGATTGTGTCAGGGCGTGAGGGTATAAGCTTACGTAAGGCCGAGGCTCTTGTGTACTATAACATAGACTTCTCTGCCACCAGCTACTGGCAGTCAAGAGACAGGATGACAACCAAGGAAAGGCTAGAGTCCGATGTGTACTGGGTGTTTGCTAAAGGAGGTATAGAGAAACAGATATACAAAGCAGTGACCAAGAAGAAAGACTATACCTTACGTCACTTTAAAAAAGATTTATTAACTTTAAATTAAATACAATGGTAGAAGCAATTGGTTGGCTATGTATAGCCTGGGTAGTAATGATAGTAGGAAAAGCAATAGCTAAAAAGCTGTGGCCTGAAGATTGGAAATAATGAGAACAAAAGCTGGTAAATTCAGGCAAGATGACTACAATAAATATAACGATATATCAATTAAAAAAGTTTCTAACTATTTAATTGAAAAAGGGTTTAGTGTTCCTGACAAAGAGGAAGATTATGATATTGATATAATCGCATATAAAAATAATATTGAATACAGAATAGAGGTAGAGGTTAGAACTAAATTAAATTGGACCTCAGAAAAAGATTATCCATATAGTACAGTATCATTTCTGGGTAGAAAAGAAAAATATTCTAAGTCAAATATATTCTGGTATTTTCTTGTGTCAAATGATATAAATAATTTTTTATTTTGTAGAAGCGATTATATATTCCATAAGCAGTATCAGGTTTGTATCCAGGTAGATACAAATAAAAGATATGGAATTGATATAGCATATCATGTGCCGAAACAATTATGTAACTTTAGAAGTTTTTAAATTTGTAACTTTGTAATAGATGACTGAGCAGCAGATACAGAAGAAAAGAATTCAACAACTTGAGTCCGAGGGTTACTACGTTATTAAGTTAATCAAGACAAATAAGAATGGAATACCAGACCTTATAGCTATACCTCCAGACAGTGATGTTCTTTTTAGTGAAGTTAAAAAACCTAATGGTAAAGTATCTGCTCTTCAGGAATACAGATTAAAAGAACTAAAAACGCATGGGGTTAAGACTGAGGTATATAGAGGGTGAAGTAGATTACGAGGTTGATGATTTTTTTATTGACATCTTGAGACAATTACCATCTAAAGTTGGGATGCAAATAGCATCACAAATAGACTGGAATGCTGAATACTTACCAGAAACTGATAACTGGTCAAGCACATACGCAGGAGTTGTAAAACAAGTTGAACCTCCAGTCTTTTTTGCAGTAGAATATATAAAAGAAAAAGGAGAAAATACAATTTATATAGACCTAGATATTATTGAAAGCGATGAGTATCTAGATTATCATTTATTAAATCAAATACTAATATGAAACAAAGAGAAGATAGATTAAAAGACATTGTCAATCAAGTTTTTAAACTTGATATTATGGAAAAGAATAGGAGAAATGAAGTGGTGGAAGCAAGGATGGTATACTCTCAGATACTTAGAGACTCTGAATTTATGACTTTATCTAATATAGCCAAGAGCATAGATAAAAATCACGCAACTATAATTCACTACATTAAAAACTTCAATTATATTATCAAACCAGATGAAAGATTATGGGGTTTGTACTTATTGTGCGCTAGAATTTACAATGAAACAGACCATATTGCTAACACTTTAGAGCTAGAAGAGTGTAGAAATTTAATATTTTCTTTGGAAAATCAAAAAAAATTATTAGCTTTGGAACTAAGTCGTTTAAATTTAGAGCATGAAACGTACAAAAAGCAGGTAGAAACATACCCTGATTTGTATAGTTTGATAAACGAAAGAGTAAGACCAAAGAATGTTAAAGAAGTTACTAGAAAATTAAATACATACTTAAATGGAATACACAATTAACGACATAGAAAAGATAGTAGAGTTTAAATCATGGAGCGATAAGAGAAAAATAGATGAATTATTACGTCTTGATTGTGATTTGTATACTAACCTGGGAATTGATTCAACAAAATCAGAAAGATTAGCAGCAAAAAAAAACTCAAGAAAAATATATAGACAAATAAAACAAATAGACCAAAAAATGGGCAACGATTTTCTGGTTGTAATGGATAAGGATTAATGAAACATATAACATCGCTAGAGGACGAAAGGATAAAACATGTTAACGCAATAACTAACGAACTCCACGACTCTTGTGATGAGATATATGAATCTTTAATAGACCACGATTATACTCACTGTAAAGAAATTACTAAGACATTAATCCTTCAATTGAAATCAATGATAGACTCAATGGATGATGACTTATAGAAAGGATTTTAGACCACGACTAAGTGGCAACAGAAAAGCAGCGTTTGATAACCTGACTCAAAAAGAAAAAAGAATTCTTGTGATTGGAGATATACATGCTCCATTTGAACTTCCAGAATACTTTGATTTCTGTAAGGACACCTATGCTAAATACAACTGCAACCAAGTAATATTTATTGGTGATATAATTGACAACCACTACAGCTCTTTTCATGCCACAGACCCAGACGGAATGGGTGGTGGAGATGAATTGGACTATGCCATACTAGAAGTTCAGAAGTGGGTTAAAGAGTTTCCTGTTGCTGATGTATGTATAGGAAACCACGACAGAATAATAATGCGAAAAGCTTTTGATTCTCAGATACCTAAACGATGGATAAAATCATACAACGAAGTTCTTGGAACTAACTGGAATTGGGTTGATAGAATAGTGTATGATGGCGTACAGTATGTGCATGGAGAAGGTGGTACAGCTAGAACTAAATCAAAGAATGACATGATGTCCACAGTTCAGGGACACATACATACACAAGCTTATACAGAGTGGTCTGTCGGAAGAAACTTCAAGGTATTTGGAATGCAGGTGGGGTGTGGCGTAGATAGCACAGCTTATGCTGCTGCATACGCAAAGAACTTTAAGAAACAAGCGATAGGATGTGGGGTTGTGATTGGTGGACACACAGCTATAAACAGACTCATGGAATTGTAATGACCGAAAAGGTAAAGGCAATAAATAAATTTACCGAAAGGTTTAGTGGCAGCTATAAGAAGCTTGGTCCTGACGATGTAGACTTCAGGGTATACGATAAAGAAAATAATCTTATAGCCTTTGTGCTGGTAATACCTACAAAAAAAAAGGTAACTGACTGCTATCCATTAGCGGTATCATTAAACAAACTATCTCAGCTTACATTAAAACGATTGAATCCAGTTATAATATGGTCTTGTGAAGATGGCATTATGTATGGCAAGGTAAAAGAAATATACGGAACTGTATCTTGGATGGGCACTACAGAACTGAACTCAGAGTTAGTCGTGCAGTACCCAAAGCAAAAAACTTTTAAGTACGCTAGGTATTATTAATCAAGACCCATAGCTGCGTCTATCTCTTTCTGGAGGTCACGCTTTCTTTTTCTCTCGTCTTTCTTCATCTGTTCGATAGGCTCTAAGTTTCCTCCAGGTCCATACAGCTCTTCATATAATCCAGGAGCAAATTTTTTCATATCTGACTTGCTCATTCCCTTACTTACACTACCTTTATTTTCAGGACGATATGATGGAGATATACCCATAATATCATACATTGCTGGGTCTAAATCCTCTTCTTCACCTCCAAAGTAATTATATAAACCAATGAATGGGTCAAGCTGTGCACCTATTGTAATCTCAGTTAATGCTCTTACTACAGCGCCGACTTTATTCTCATCATTCTTAGTAAGCTTTCTGTACTTTTGTATCACACTAGCAACAGGATTGACGATATCATCATTAAAGATTCTGCCTTTCTGTTTATACTCTTCTCCTTTGACAGCAGATATTGTTCTACCTGCCACATCAAACCCCTCTACTGTAGAGCCTAAGAAGGGTATTTGATAGATAAGATTTAATCCCATCATTGCTTCAGCCATTTTCTTGAGTGCCGCCTCTTTATCCTCGTCATCCCCCTTAACAAATTTAGCTATGTTAGATACACCTACAAACAACACGTTGGCTACAGCTAAGTTCAAAGCTAAATCTCTAGTGTCTTTTGAACGTGGCCTTTTCTTGTTAGATATGTCTCTAGTAATGTTAGTAGTGCTCTGCATAACTTTATTCATCTGCAGGAATAATGTACTACCAAACATGGTAAATGCACGATTAAATATATTGCTGTTCATTTGAAGTGGAATTTTATCTGTACCTCTTCGTGATTGCTGTGTAGCATTGTAATCATTAAAAGCTTTTACAGCATCAGCCTTACTCATTCCATTGGCAATGTTACGCTTGTAGTTAATCATGTAACCCATAACTCCTAAGACATCACCAATTATTGTTGGTGAAGCTGCTGCAGTTTTAAACGCAGCTTGTGCTCTTTTAAGTCTACCTCCAGTAAGTGCAGTCTTCTTAAATGTTTGCGAGCCAGATTCTAACCCATATACATCACCCTCAAGTCCTTGCTCAACCCTTTTTCTAAATGTAGGTGATATCTCCATAGCTTCTCTTACAGCTCCTTTCTTACCAACTAAATCTTTGCCTAAGGACAAAGCTACTTTTGCTCCATCAATCATAAACATAGGCAGGTCTACCGATGCCTGTATAACTCTAGGAACTCTAGAGTTGGCAGGGAAATAACTATAATCAGAGTATGCATTCACAAATGATGTTGCCTGCTTCAGTATCTGTATGGCTTTGAAAGCTAAAGCAAATCCTGTAAACTGAGTTTGTAATCTTGCTATAAGTTTTATACTTAGACTCGCATCTTTTCCAGAGTCTGGATTGATAGCAAAGTTAACAGCTTTTTTTATAGGTCCTGTTACACCCATCTCTTCTAGCAATACATTAACAGAGTCAATCTTAAATAAAGCATTCAGTCTCTGTGTGCCTACAGCATACGCTTTATATTTCTCCATTGTATCCACATGATTCTTAAGAACAGTTGTGAACGTTCCTGCGTGCAGGTCTACATCAGACCTCATGTCTACCCTTTCTTTAAAAGCAGGAGCAGATTCCGCATTGAACACACCATTGAAATCACCATCAGTAATCATCTTTTTGGTGGTCTCTTTCTGTATCGTTGATGTTGGGAAGTAGTTATTTACATATCCTAAGTTAACATCATTAACGTATGAGTATACATCGTTAACACTCTCATAGTATTCATTGCTTAAGAAGTTTACAGTTTTGTCAGTAAACTCTACAGCTTCTGGACCTATGATACTTTTAATATTCTCTATAACCTCAGGAGTTATACCCTGAGCTTCAAGCTTTTGTCTTTGAGTATCATTCAAGCTAAGCGCATATATACGCATGAGTTCATCTGCATTAAACCTATCAGTATACTCTCGTCCAGTATCGCTACGCTTTAATTTTAAAACATGAACACCACTATTGAGTTTAGAGTATATCTGTTTCACTCCTTTAGTTATACCAGGGATTGTATTAGCTATATCATCAAGCTTTTTTTGAGTTTGAAATAAACCTGCATTGTTAAGGTCATCCATTCTATTTAGAGCATCGTAAACATTCTTGGTAAAAAAGTTTTTACCCTGCGTTACCCTGTCTAGTACATTACTTAATGTTCCTAAATGCTGGAACATCTGCTTCATGTTCTGGATAAAGTCTTTAGCTGTGCTAAACTTCATTCTTTCAGATAAAGATGAAAGCCCTTTACCTATCTCAAAATTTCTGAAGTGAGATAGTATCTCATTCCTTCTGGCATTACGCTCATTTTTATTTAAAACATTTCCATCAGCATCAAACAGCATTGGATTAGTATCCTTAATCTGAGCATCAGCTTTCTCTTTCATAGCCTTGTTAGCTTCTACTCTGGCGAGTCTTCTAGATTTAAACATAGCAATTGAGTTAGCTCTTACATCTTTAAGCTGTTGCATTAAGTCTTGAACTTCTTCTAAGCTCATGTTAGATACATCACCGAAAGTGTCCATAGCCAACGCTAAATAAACTTTGGCCTGCTCTTTTTGAGTTAATTTCTGTCCATCATTTTGCTTCTCTATGAGATTATTTATCTCTGTGCTTTCATTTTGTAGGTCCTGTTGTATTTTATTAAGGTCATCTATATCAGCTGTAAGTATTTGTTTTACAGCTTTGAAGTATGCTGTACCCTCTCGACTTAAACCTTTAGCTCTACGCTTACCAGACTTAGTGAATGCAGTCATAGCTTTTGCTTTGACTAGCTTAAGCATGTCCTTGACAAGAGCATTCTTCATCTTAACTTTCTGCTGGTCTACAATATTCATTACATACTCAGTGTCTGCCTGGAATGTATCCACTGTAGACTTGGTTACACGTGATATAAGCTTGTTTATTTGTGCCTGAGTATATGTCTTAGATTTTGGTAGAGCCTTTCTTATATAGTTTCTCAGCTGTATCTGTGCAGCTTTCAGGTTCTGACTATTAATCTTACGCTGTCTTAGGTTGTTTTTAATCGCAGCTATTTCTTTTTGCACAGCAACATTAGAACGTGTGTCCAATGTCTTGTCAAAGTCCACTAGAATCTCCATCTGAGTTTGTTCTGGCTGAGCTTTGTAGATTGGATTCTCTTTAATTAAATCCATTGCCTTTTGTCTCACATCAGATAATGTTTTCTCTGGTGTAGCAAACTTAGAAAGCTTCTGTCTCACCTCATTAAACAACTGCATGCCCTGGCTAACACCACCTTCTACTCTACCAAACGCCTCTGGTAACTGAGTAAATGCATCTACGTTTACCTCCATTGCGGAAATTATATCAGCAACTTTAAACCCTCTCCCTTTTAAAACCTCTTTAATAGATGCGTCTGAGAATCCGTTCTGTCTCCCCTTATCTATGATAGCACCCATTGAATCTGTCTTACTGAATGCAGCATCAGGATTCTTAAGCTTTTTCTCCTGAGCTTTAGTAAGGTCTATTTTTTTACCAGCAAAGATATCAGCAAGTGCAGTTCCTAGGAATGTATCTAGATTCATATCCTGAATTTCTTCAGCCGTCAAATCTTTTGACATTTTAAATTGAGACTTGATGTAGTTCCACATACCTAAAAGCCACTGAGTAAATTTACTCTTTACTGCTCCATCAGCTATTGTCTGTCCTTTGTTTCCAATAAGGATAGCCATAGTTTCATTAGCGGCCTTTGCTTTGTCTCCGTTGAAGTTCTTAAGTTGCTTCTTATATTCTTCTGTTTGCTCTACAAGTTTTACACCTTGTGCATATATAGCTTTTCCTTTCTTTGTAGTCTGTAAGTAGTCAGTCCACACGTGACCCATCTCATGAATAGATGTGTTAAATAAAGCAGATTGAGAATTATGTACATCTGGATTTATATATATATCACCATTAACAGTAACACCATATATAACCTCATCACCTTTAAGATATTTTTTTACACCCTCAGACTCCATAACATTATTAAATGTTGAGCCCTCAGTGGATATAGTGACAGACGGAAATGCAATATTCATAAAAGCATTTAGCTTAGCAGCATCATCCATATTATTCTGCGCTAGTGCTCCTACGAAATCTCTACCAGGTAATCCCCATTGAACAAGTAATGTATTATTTAAGATGATATCTACACTAGATGGAGCAAGCTCACCCTCAACTAGTTTTCCTTTGCTTAGTTCAGCCTTTGTTTTTGTTACTGTTTCTTGTTTTCCCTCTGCTTTTGTTAAGCCTGCCATAGCTAATCTGTAAGCTTCTGGGTAGGTGTCTACCAATGAAACAGGCTGCTCTAATATCCCTATGGTTTTTCCTTTAGGACCAAAAGGATAATTAGGGTGATTTGTTTCTATGACATCAGTAGCTGTTACATCAACTGCTTGTAATGCTATTATACTTCTTGATGGTATATTAGATAGTTGAGGCTCAGTAATAAGGTCTGTAATTTCTTGTATATGAGTTAAGCTAGCAGTCTCTGTACTAGGCTCCATACCCTCTAACAGAGCAATAACTACAGGCTTACCCTTTTTATTTGGCATACTTACTTTTGTCTTTGGTGCACCAGGCTTGCGAATAGACCCAGTAGTGATTCTTTTACTTAAAAATTCACGAGTAGGTATGGTAAGCTTAGCTAAAAACCCTGCATCTAAAATCTGTTCTATAGATTTAAAATTTTCTATAGAGCTTAATATTTTTTTATAACCATTTATTTCTTCTTGGTATTTACCTAAGCTGCTTTCACTGAGCTTACCTTGTTTCATAGATGCAGTTCTTTTGTCTATAAAATCTTGTAAGTCTTGTCTTAAAACCTCTAAAGCTTTTACTTTGTTTTCAGCAGGTATTTTAGACAGGTTGTCTTTAAGTACTCTAAAAACAGCCTCATTTGAAGATATAGAACCCTCGCCCATCTTAACGATGTTCATAGGAACGTGTCCATTAAACTCTGGATTATCTTTCCAGAACTTATCAAACAATTCTTTGTTGTCGTTGTATACTTCCTTTGCTTTATTGAGCAACTTTAAAGCCTCTTCTCTTGTAGTACTAGCCCACGCAGCATTTTCATTTCCGATTGTACCAGTAAATCCTAAACCACCTCTTAAATTATCTATGGTGTTTCCAGTAAAAATATTTACAATGTTACCTGTAGTAAGCTGGTCTGATATATTAAATATAGCAGGTATACCATTAATTACCTCTAATGTTTTTATTGATGGAAGCTTTCTGTCTGTTCTACTATTGAGTTCGTTAACATCAATAGTGCCCTCAGGTTCTACCACAAGATTGGTAGACACATTTCCTGACTGTGTTTCGTTGATTGCCTTAGTGACTGCATCTACTTCACCTTTTATAGGGGTAAATGTAGCATCATCTTTCTTTCTAAAATCTACTTTTGAATCTGTATCATCTAGGGTGGACTCTAAGTCTGCCACCTCTTGAGCCGCTGCAGTTGAGCTGGCTTGTAGTTCTTTAAATCCTGGGAAGTATTCTTCAGTAGTTATCCCCTCGAACTTAGCATCGTTCTCTATTGCTTGGACGAGCGAGTTATAAACGTCTGACCCAGTTTGTCTGTCAGCGGACCTTTGGCTCGCAGTTCGTCCAAGAATTTCTTTCCTTTTTCCCTGGTCGACATAGACGGAGTTGACTGCTCGGTAGTTTTGTTTTTCATAAGTAATATTATTAGCTTCTAATTCCTCTACAAAGATACCAATTTTATCTTGAAGAGCTGGGTTATCAAAGTCAAATATATTTATAAAACTTACTTCCCCTGTATCTTCATTAATACTATAGTCTGTTATCCCTGCTTTTTTCAAGGCATTCATTACACCTTGAGTATCTGATACATTTAATATGTATTCGTTTCCATTATGTTTTTCAGAACCCTCTTCCACATACTCAGCAGCTATGCTACTCTCTTGTGTTTCAGGAGCTAAGGCTGCTGTTAACGCAGCGTACTCTTGAGCTTGTTCTATTGTCGCATTCTTAAGTACAACTCTATTAGATATCTCTACTATCTCTGTACCTGCGTCATTCTTGTATCCACCAATACCCTCTTCAACCTCAACCTCTAATCCTAGTTGTTGACCTATACCAGTTAAGTTATTTTTGTACTGCTGATACCCCTCACTTTCTCTCAAAGTCTGTGCCTGTTCAGCACTCTCTATTGTAGTATCAAAGAATGGTGCAACAGCAACGATAGTCTGTGGCTTAGTTGTGGGAGCTACATTTGTTTTCTCAACTAATGTTACATCACCTTGAAAGCTACCTATCTTATTTCCATCAGCATCAATTGTTGTAAACTTTACCGAAGCACCTACTCCTGTATCTCCCTCTCTTATTTCATTTATTTCATAAGTAGCCGTCTCACCATCTTGAAGGTCTAGTCTATCTTCAGGATTAATTTCATAATTAGTATCTGCTAATGCTACCTCTTCTGAAACAAATGAATCATTTCTTTGGTCCGTTGCTTTATCGCTTCTGTTGAACTTAAACTTGGTGACTTTCATTCCATCACGCTCTCTTACAGATTCCTGTTTAGTCGTAGTGAATACTCTACCCTTTGCATCTTCTTCTGTTTGAACAACAGTCTCATTCTCCTGTAGGTTATCCTGTATTGGACTAGCTACTTGTTCCGTTTCGGTGGCCTCAACCCCTGGGGTTTCTTGGATGGGTACTCCTGTTCCCACTCCTTGGCTATCTTCGGCTTGTTGGCGTGCATCCACGCTCTCTGTTTCTGGCTTTTGAACGGCATCTGTTTTTGTTTTAAATTGGTTAGGGTTTTGTTTTACCATTTTTCCATCTACGACTTTATAGATATCATAGTTAGATATGTCTCTTGCAGGAGTCCCAGGTTTAGGAATTACTACACCTCTGCTTTCTTCAAGAGTTGCTTTGTTTACAAAATTCAGATTAGGTTGTAAGTCAGTAGACTGTATGGTCCCTGGCTTTGAAACTATTACATAACCTCCTTCTACATCAGAAACTATATCTGAATATACTTTCCCTGTTTGAAAGTTAGGAGCCTGTCTATTATCTCTGTCAACATTAAAAGCAGTTTTTTGAATAGGAGTCCCTTCAACAAACTCATCTAGGTTTTCATTTCTACCAATAATCTGACCGCCATTTATCCAATTTTCTATAGCTTCTTTTCTTTTTGTCTTATGAGTTACGACATCAGACCCATAAATATTAGGCACATCAGTAGCGTCAATAGTTTCTTCTGTAAAAGAAGCATCTTCTATTTTTTCATTTAATATGTTAGCAACCTCCTCGTCATTTGCAACCTTACCATTAAATTTAGTTAGCTCACGTACTGACATTTTTCCAAGACGTTTTAAAAACTCTTGTTTACTGTAAGACTTTCCGTCAATTACATACTGAGATAATCCAGCTCTTACATCACCAACCTCTACGCCTGGTGAGAATATAGCTTCTATCTTTGCTCTCTGGTTGTCTGGAGCTAATGTTTTATTTTCTAGAAGATATGCAATCTCTCCATTGATATCTTTTATTTTCTGGCTAAACACTTCTTTACGATTAGTGTCAGCTGTATATTCTTCTTTGGCAGATAACAATTCCATTAGTCTAGCCTTAACTCTTTTATTTTTAGGGTTGTTTTTACCTCTTCCAAAGTCCAGCATATTATCTGCATCTTTAGACAGTCCTAAGTTTTTCTGTATACGCTGCCCTTGGTCTTCATTAATCTTGCCGAGTGCAACCATGTTATTTGTCCACGCTGATATTCTTGTATCTGATTCTTTCTCGTTTACAATAAAGTTTATATCTGTTAGCTTAGATGCTAGTTCTATATTGGAATTATTTCTTCCGTCTATAAGCTTGTTTACCACCATCATGCTGGCGTTGTTTCCAAAACCTCCGATACCCTCAGCGGCTATCTCTTTGAAATCTAATTCATCTCCAACCACAACCTGTGCAAGAGCCTCTCCAGACATCTCTCCAATAGGGTCAAATATGGCACGCTCCGCTAATTGCGATGCAATCTTTTTAGTTCTTGTTGCTGTCTTACCTACCTTAAAAACTCTACCAGCTAAACTACCTGTAAGATAGTCAACTAAAGCAATAGGAATACCACGTTTTAAACCACGCTCTTTTGCTAATGCCCAAACATCCTCGTCTTGCATAGCAAGCTCAACATCCTTAGCATTAAGAACGTCATATCCTTCAGATTCCATAGCAGCAAAATACTCATTAGTATATTCCATGGCTAATGATGTTAAAGCCATTCCACCCCTAAGTCCTTTTAAACCACCAGCAATTGCGCCACCAGTTGTAGTTAATACACCACCAGGCCCTGTAACAAAACCAGTTGCTCCTATACCTGCTCCTATACCTGCGCCAGTCACTGTAGAACCTGTAACTATTTCAGCTCCATAAGGCAACATCATTCCTATAGAGTTTGCAGCCATAGATAACGCCAGTTCTCTTGGGTTTCTTATAAAAGCGTCTAAGCTTTCTCTAAAACCTTTAGCCCTATTCCATCGAGATAAAGCTTTTGAATCTTTTTTTCCTCTATTCTTGGTTTTGAGAGCCACTATCATTTCAGCGGCTTTCTTTCTATCCTCCTCATTGTCAAGGTCTAAGGACTGAAAATCAAACGCCATACCTGTAGATAACTGAAGTATTATTTCAGAGGCATTACCATCATTCAGTCCTTTTCTTAATTCAGAATAAACAGCAGCTGCTCCTTCTTCAAAATCATCTGTTATAGTCTTGTCGTACTTGGCGCTGTAAAAAGTTTTAGCGGATTCATATATGTTTGCTGCATGTTGTTTCTCTGCATTGAGCGATGCCACTTGAACTTTAAAACTGTCAAGTAATGCAGCATCCCTCTCTGTCTCTGGCTTTACGTCTGTTAAGTTTTTTAGTTCAACACCAAAAGTTTCTAGTGCTTCAACTTCCAACGCTTCCTCAAAAGCTTTGGCTTGATAGTTTGCAATTGATGCATCTTTAGCCAATGCTGAATATTTTTTTTGTAATGTTAGGTCATATTTTTCTCTTAAGCTTATCTTTTCATTTGTGTTAACCTCAGAATATAAATCATCTTCTATTTTTTTAAGCTCTGCCAAAACCTCATCAGTATCATCTCTTAAAATACCATCAACATATAAGCCACCATAAAGTTTCTTTTGCTCTGGTGTTAGCTCTTCAATATAATCTGCTCCAAAATCATCAACCTGAGATTCTATAAAATCTATTTTATCTCTTACCTGTAGATACTTGTCATATTTTGCTTGCTCAGTTTTAAAGTTTAGGCCAGTATCTGAATATAATTTTTTACCTACGGCATCTGTAGAATGCGTGTCTTTCCACTCACCCTCTGCAAATCTTTGCGCTTCTTCTTCTGTGTCAAACTGAAAAACCTCACCTCTTTCTTCGGCTACTTTTTTTGCTTCCTCAAAATCTAACTTCATCCAGTCATTAGGATTAGTTCCGTAGAACTCAGGGTTTTTTGGGAATAAAGTTGGAATAGCATAATGCTTTCCATCTGCCTCGTAAGATGTCATCAAGACAGTAGAGGCAGTTCCATCAGCATTTATTAACCCTACTCTTCGCAGCTGCTGAGCTTTTAAAGATTTACCCTCGAAGTCTAACGCTTCATTTGTTTCAAACTCTTCAAGAGCATGTTGTGATAAAAAGTTTTTTAACTTTTGAGATTCTAATATCTCTGTATCTGTAGTGAAAGGGTCGAGGTCAATTGTTTCTGTGGATGAACCATCAAAATTAGTCACAACTAATGCATCACCAATTCCAGTTTTTTCAAAAGAAAACCCATACTTCTGAAACTTTTTATTTAAAACAGGTACAACATCATCTTCTTCTTGAGCAATAAGGTCAGCAGTAACAATTGATAAATCATTTTGAAACTGCTCACTTTGTTGTAGTAAGGTTTGGTTTATTTTTTGTTGCTCTAGCTGAGCCTCTTGTTCTAGCTTTTCCTTAGTTTTAAAAGCTTCCATGTCTAGCTTACGCTGAGCATCATAAGCCTCTTGAGATTCTCTTGCTTGAGCTTCTTTAATAGGGTCTCTAAACTTTGGTTGTGCAACTCTTGTTTGGTCTATTGCTTGTACTGGAGGTTGCTCTCGTAAATCAATATCATCTTCTTGAATATTGAACTTAGTCTTGAATCGCTCCAATAAACCAACTTCCGAATCTGAGTCCGAAGCGTCTTTTTTTTTTACTTCAACCTCATCTTCAACAAACGATTCTGTTTTAAGCTCAGGACTTTTGTATTTCAACAAAAACTCTTCCTTTGATTTGGTATATAAACCATCTCTAGATACAACCCCAAATACTTGGTCTTTGTACGCATCACTTCCGTTATACTTCTGTATAAATTCTTCGTAAGAGTTAGTGTAGTAACCATCTCTTACTAGAGTATCATATAGTTTTTTTAATTCGTCCATAGATGTTTATTAATTAAGTTCACCACTTCCACGTATAGGTTTTACTTTTGTTCTAACCCTTTTCTTTCCACCCCTATTATTTACGGTAGTGGCTTGCAGAATAATTCCCTGTTCGTCAGCTAGACTTTTTGTTATAAGCTCTTTTATTTCTTTAGAATACCCTGGCTTACTAATATCAACTTCTCCTAGTTTTTTACCGTCTTTCGTGATTTTAACAAACTTATCTGTGTTATCACCAACGCCAATAGCTTCGGATATCGTGAAGCCTTTTGGTAATTTGTTTTTAAAAGCTTTTACTGCTTCACCATTTGCATCATCAATAACTCCAGTTATTTTACCATCTGCATCTTTAGTAACAAACTTATGTCTTGTTTCATCTATGTCCTCATCCAAAATTCTTCTAAATGCATCTTGTGTAGATTCGTCACTCTCTACAGAACCTGCACTAAATCCTTTTGATGTTGAGTTAAAGTCTTTCGTTAAATCAATACCTGATTTACCTAAGACATCATTTACATTTGTAATCTTACTCTTATCATCTAAGAAGAAGTTTGCGCTTGAAGTTATCCAAGCTCCCTGGTCTAATAGAGTTGTTGGGTCACCAGGTGTGCTTTCAAAGGTAATTGTTTCTGATGCCCTGTTATCATTAAATGTAACTATAACACTATCACCTGTTCTATCAATAGACTCAATATTAGGATTGATACCTCTTAAGAAATCTTCAGCTTCTTGAACATCCTCATCAGTACCATAGTATAATTTACCTACATTGCTAACGACATTTTTATCCTTAGCGTCTTTAGTACCTTTATCTATTTGAGCAGCACTTGGTTGTTGTTTCTTTGGTTCGTTATAAGTATCTATTGTTTTTTCTCTATCTATCTTATTTCTAAAGTTTGTTTGAACACTATCAAAAGCTAGCTTTTTTTGCTCATCACTAAGCATTGGCTCTATTCTACCACTACCATCATCTTTTATTAAAACTTTATTAGGGTCTGCTTTAGCCTCTGCCTCACTGAAAGTTGGTTCAAAAGTTTTTCCGTTTTTAGGATTTACCAATCCACCTGTAAGAACAGATAATGCGTTTAAAGGGTTAGCCTCTAGATAGCTATTAATCATATCTGTTTCCATAGATTTAAAATCATCTACAGCCTTTTGACCTTTAGGACCTAATGTCCCACGCATAGTTGGGTCTAGTAATTTAGTTACAGTACCTACATAATTTGTGCCTCCAGCACCTCTTACACTATCTATAAATGTACCCAATCTTTCAGCCTCCATAGTCATAGTTGCACCAACATCAAACTTATCGTACTTTTCTTTGTATCTGTTACGAAGCTGGTTTACTGTCATAAAGTCATTAGGGTTTTTGCTAAGTACTCTTGTACCGTTATCACTATCAACTAGCTTACCAATGCTTACACTCCCATCTTGAGAGTTTATATAAGACTGTGCGTTTTTAAGATTAGAAAGACCCTCTATCTGCTCCATCAACCATCCCTCTAATTCCTGGCTTTCTCCAGCCTTAAATCTTTTCATTTTTTCTGTGTACTCAGACTGGTACTCTTCGGATAAACCAAATAACTGTTTAGTTCCATCAGTTAAATTCTGACGAGCTACAGTGTAGTCTCTATCTTTCATTACACCATTCTTCAACAGTCTGTCTTGAATTAAACGCATACGTGAAGCATCTGCAGCATGATTTAGCGCAAATGCATTTGCTGTTTTAAAATCTCCAGATGGAGCATTGTCAAGAGTCTCTTGGTATTCTTTGGTAGACTTATCGAAAGCATCTCGTTTAGCCTGCCTTGCAGCGCCAGCATCTAATAATGTTTGAGATAAATTTGCGCCTACCTCCTGCCAGTTAACACCAGCAGCGTTTTCTCTTTGTACGTATCCGTAGTAAGTCATTTGACTATTTTTTTTTAATTAAAACCCTAACTTCTGCTTTAACATCATTCTTTGTTCTGGAGTCATCTGCAATAGCTGGTCCATAAATTCTGCACCTTGTAGGCCACCTAGTTGACTAAAGTCTTGTATCTGTGCACTTACCAGGTTACCATCTTGGTCTGCAGCCAACGTTTTTCCTAAAGCACCAAACGTTTTTCCATCATAACTTAAACCTCCTACAGCCTGCTGAAACTGCTGATTCATCATTGGCTTTAAGTTCTGTCTGTACTCCCTACCTGTTTTAACGCCTTGACCTGCAAAAGCACCAGTCCCTGCTAGGTAATCTTTTTTCTGGCCTTTAGTAAACTCTCGCTGCATACCTGCTACATCTCTAGCCTCTGCACTCTTTCCATACGTAGGAATCATGGTAAGTCCTTGCTGTAAAACATTGCCAACACCTTGAAAACCTTGCTGTTTTAATTGGTTAGCTGCTTGTCCTGCTTCAGCTGAAGCCTGCTGTGCGCCAGCTATATCACCTAGTTTTAGTTGCATTTTAATATCACTCTTACGAGTTTCTTCATCAGCAACAAGTTTATCTAGCTCGTCTAATTCTTTCCCTTGGGTAGCTCTTATGTTGGCAGCGGCTTGGACTGTTCCTTCTTGAACTCTTTGAGAGCCTCCTAAAACACCACGCTGGTCACCCTCTCTTATGGCTTCCATTTCTGTTTTTATCTGAGTACCAAGCGTGTCTTGCATTTGCTCGTATGGCTCTTGGTTTAAAGACAAAGCTTTGTATTCGTTTTTTGTAAGCTCTTGCTCTATCTCAGCCATTGCCATTGCAGCTTTTCTATCAGCGTCTTGCTGTTTTCTTCTTTGTTGACCTGCGCCTATAAAACTCATTGCGGTTGTTCCTACAGATATCGCTAAGCCTGCTATTACTCCTGACATAATAATTTTTTATTTAGTATAATATACTCAGGTAGTTCTTTATAATCTTCTGTATAAACCTCTACCTCAGCTTCCTTTATTGTTTTAGCGTCTGTTCTATAAACACAAACCCAAGTTGTATCCTCATGTATATAGGCAACTCGCTGTGTTCCTATCTCAGTCATTACTTTCATTGGTGCTTTTATTCTTTTCACCTCACCTGTGTCTAGTAAAACTGACATCTCACCTTTTAAAAAAAAAGATGGGTGGTTCTGTTTATGAATAAAACTTACAACCAATGTGCCTTTCGGCATAAAAATCTCTCTGGTGTATAGTCCGTCTTTCAAATGATGAGTAACTGGCATCAACTTTTCCATTTCAGGAGTGTGGTGCTTTACTGAACCATTATGTAGTAAGACGTTCTCTTTGAATGTGTTAATATTCTCCCAAAGAAGACCTCTATTTTGATGGACATACTCTAATATATTTTCTGGTTTATTTTTCCTTTTCCTAAATATACTTAATATACCCATAACTTTTACAAAGATATGAATTTTAAGGGAAACTTTTGAATGCCTGACTTTTTACTGCAAAAAGCTCTGTTGGAGAAGTATTACTATTAGTTAGTGTAAATTCACAGTAATGTCCTAATACTCCTTGAGACTCTGCAATAGAGTTTTTAATAAAGAAAAAATACTCATTTACCCCTGGTATAGGAACACTACCTAATACTGAAGTGTCTATAGTTACTATGGAAGTTCCATCGTTTTGTTTTACCACAGAGATAACTTCCCCTGCTAAATTAGGAACATAATTACCCTGCAGGTTTGCAATACCAAAATAAAATAAATCTCCATTTGATAAAATCGTACCAACACTAGATGGAGGTATAAATTTAATGGTTGCTCCAGTACCTGCAATTACAACGTTATCACTAACCCCTATACCTGTTAGTGAGCGTAAAGGAAGCTGAGGTGTATTGTCAGGTAACTCTGTGTTGTTTCTTATAAACGCAAACCAATCAGATTCTTTCTGTTCAAAATAATTTGCTTCTATAAATCCAGTTGTTTGTAGGTCTGTAATAAAAGTTCCCTCCCAGGCATCATCACCTTCAAGAGCAATTGTTTTAAACTTTTTGTTATCTAAAGCCGATTCATTAAAAACACTAGTTATTTTAGACACCCCTTGAATTCCATAAAAATTATTTCTTGGAGCGCTATTAGAATTATGTTGATATAAATCACCACCTTTAAAGGTATATAAAAATTGATTCATACCCTTTATAAATTCTGGGTAATAAGAATAAAAAGAAGGCCACCCTTGTGCCGAACCGCTATATGTTAGTGTGTAATTATCCATGTTTTTGTTTTTTAAGGTCCTGTGCAATTTGTTATAGCGCTTACAACACCATTAGCATCTACTGTCATAACGAAAGTACCTGTTATTCCACTTACTGTATAATTTCCTGCTGTTAACGGAGTAGTTGCAAACTGGTCACTAAAGACAAAGTTATGAACCCTAGGGTCAAACTGAGGTGGATTAATTGTTCCTGCTCTATCAGCATAATTATAATTATAATATATCGTCTGTGTTACTGGCTGACAGGTAGTACTTGTGCCTTGATTTGCACTAGCCTGAACACTAGGCAGTTGACCTGGACAAGCTAAAGATAAGTCTAAACTCCAAGCTGTTCCACAAGGACCATATACATCTATTGTCATTTGATTATTACCACTAACTGGTAAAGCAGGTTTTGGAATAACCATAGCACAGTACCCTGGAGACACTCCTGTTGTTAGTGCTACTTGAGTACTTGCAATAGTATAATTTCTTGAACCACCTGCAACAAACTGTTGTGCTACTGGGTCGTAAACAAAAAGGTTGTTAGCTGGAGGTGTGTTATAAGGGCTGCCACCAGCAAGGTTACAAGTCGAAGCTGTATTGCCAACATAAGTAGCTAGTCCTGCTGGTGCAGACTTATACCCATCTACAGGAGAAGATAATTCGTTATATGTGTTTCCATCAAAAGTAACTAATATACCGTCTGGAACGTTTTCAGGCCAAAAGTAAACAACCATAGCACCAACATCAGCTGGTGTAGACCCTGTTCCAACCTGCAATGTAAAAGACCCTGTTCCACCTCCTGCGTTCAAAGCTCCTCCACATTGCACTCCTGCTGGAGTACATGTCCCTGTATTTATAACAATACCATACTGTATTTCAATATATGTACTGTCTGCTAATATTACAAACTGACTAGTTGCTGTATCGTTAATTTTTGTACCAGCACCGTCATCTAGAAATACATAGTTCCCAATCCCTGGGGTAGTAAGTGTTTCAGGGACAAAGACAGTTGGTTGAATTGATGTAACATTTGCATTTTGTGCAAAATAATAAGTTACTGTGGCATCAGCGCATGTGTCATCTCCCTGAACTGGAGACCCAGCAAAGCTATCTAGCTGTATAGGACAATCTGTCTGGAACGAAAAAAATGTTCCTTGTATCGGCCCATAAAAATCAACATTGATTAGGCTAGCGCTAGGTGAGTTTTTAGGAATAACCTGAGTGTAAACTGTAGTTCCTCCACCCCTTAAGTCTAACTGACTTGCGTTAACTGTAATCGGCTGAATATTTCCAGTCGCAATATATGTGCCATTAGTTTGTATCGTGTATATTGGAAGTGCTGAAGTGCTTACAGGCGTATTGTTATTAGAACCAAAATAAGTTGGCTGTCCTAATGGAGTATTTAATCCAACAGGTCCTTGATTGTTACCTATGTATGTAAGCTGATTAAATGTCTGCCCATTATATGTAGTTAATATTCCATCAGGAATTGTACTTCCAACAATAGAATAAATCACTACCGCACCTACATCTGTACCACCACTAATCTGACCCAAGAAAGTTCCCCTAATATCAGCAGACTCACCACCCACCTGGCCACAAGGTAAAGCACATTGTGGGCATGTTTGTGCAGGTAATAAAACGCAATTAAGTAACTCACGAACTATTATACCATTTGAATAAAGTCCATCTGCCGCACAGACATTCATATCCTCATCAGCAAAGATTGCCGTTGAAGTTGCCAAGTCTGGTCCGTTTAAATAATATGTTCCTGATACTGCCATTCTATTTATTTTTAAGTTGGGTCTGTTGGGTCGGTACAGTCACAGCAGACATCTGTTAAGTCTATTGTTCCGTAGCATAAAACTTCTTCTGTTGGTTGTCTATAATCGTATACTAAATATAACTGATTTCCTGTTGATGCCATTGTATAGTTTCCAATGTATTGGTCTGGCGCAAGAGTAACATCTAATGGTAAAGGTGAGCCTGCGGCAGAAAGTAAAGAAAGTATACCTGCTGGAGTAGCTGGGTATTGAACATTAGTTCGTAAACCATAAAACTCATTTTGAGTTGGCTCAAAAACAAAATTATCTGAATTTCTTTTATGGCAAATAACTTGAACCAATGCATTATCAGCTGGTATAACTCCTGCGCCTTGCGGAGCAGTAACAGAGTCAAACTGACTGATAGTAATAAAGTCAGTTCCATCAACAAATGTTACTTGCTCAGAATGTAATGGAGATAAATATGTTCCATCAACCCATCTGTACTCGTTGTGTATTGTCTGACCAACGTCAGGTGAATTTGTAATACACACCTGAGTTACAGTAATAATCTCGGCAACAGGGCAAGCAACAGTAAGCTGTATAGTAGCTCCTGCTTTCCCTGTTAAAACAATCTGAGCCTCAGATTCACTAACAAGGTTTTTGTCAAAAGTAAAACTACTGATACCATCAACAATAACAGTTGTTGGCACAACAGCTACCCCATTGTATGTAACCTCTAAACTGCTTCCTGATGAATTATTTGCCTGAATCGCTATGGCTGTTTCTCCTACTAACAGTCCTAGGTCTATACAATACTCAAAGGTTTTATCCTCTGGAAAAGTAAACGTCCTGTCAATACCGCAGGCAATACAAGATTCTTCAGATGGTAGTTCCTCGTTATTTATACTTAGAACATACTCATTCATGTATGGGTCATATCCCCCAATTTTTTGAGTGTTTAGACCAGATATAAATCTATCTCTAAACCAAGACCTCATCCCAGATTCAGAAATTACTGTAAGCTGTTCGTTTTGTCCTGCAGCTCCTGTAAGCATAATTACTGCGCCTCGTTTAGCGTCAGTAAAATATTTATTATAACCCCAAGAACAAAAACTTTCTGGGTTTCTTGAGATGCCATACTCTTCTATTCTAGCTATCTGAGTTCCTAAAACCTCAGGTACAGAGGCTATCTGTCCCCCACCTGTTGAGTCGCTTAATAGGTTTTTACCAGCTAATACATAGGATATTTTATCCTCCTGTAATACTAGTATATCAGTTTCTCTTCCATGAAGTTTTTCAATTGGGCCATATATATCTTCACAAGGTTTGAAATTTAATAACCCTAAGTTAAATTCGTTTAGCTTGTTTACATTACTTTCGTTATTATAAACACCACTATATGTTAAATCAGCAAAGCGATGCGCTTGCTTAAATTCTAATTCAGAAGTAGAGGTTGTTCTTTCTCCTAAAGAAAATTCTTTTCCTACAATTGAGTCTCTTATTCTATAACTTTCAACACCATTAGCAAAAGTAAAACAGTTAAAGAAATCTGTTAACACAATAGCAGACTGAGACCCTGTTTGATTTTGTATATTGCCCTCATGTCTACCTGTTGCTTTGTCAATACTATATACGTCTGCTGATTCATACCATAAATCTGGTGTAGCCTCTCTTGGCTCAGTCTCAAAAACTATAGTATTTTCAGCTCTAAAGACTTCTATATTTGCCTCTATCTTTGCTCTCCTACTATTAGAGTGCTTAGAACCTCTACATGAGTTTGTGCCTATTAATCCAAGGGAAAGTAAATTGTTATTCGTTGCTCTTAAAAACTGGTATTGGTACACACACCTGTCTTGTGGCATTGCACCTAAAGCATCATTAGTACTAGCTCCTGTTTGTAAAGCAGGATTGTAGTAATTCTGAAAGTATGGTGGCGGACAGTCAGGACCATTAGAAACATTAACCGCTCCATTGTCTAGTCTAGACTGTATATTATCTCCGTCAAACCACTCTTTAAAATTATCATAATCTTGTGATGATGTTAGCTTTAAATCTAAGGTATACTCTCTTCCATCACATCCACCGCTACGTCTTCCTGCTCTTCTGAATTTAATATACAAACGTATCCTTGAACCTGCTGGTATTGTGTAATCTATATACTGCCCTGGGTTGTTAGGGTCTTCTACACCGCATGGATACGCAAGCCTTGGATGACTGTTTCCACTCCTTTGGCTTACACTTCTATTTCCATACAATACAGTAGGAAGGTCACCTGGTTCTACTTGAAAATCATTTGCAATAATTTTCATATATGTTCCAGCTGGAACTGTAACACTGTTTCCTTGCCCATCCGCAACGTCTAAGAAATTTTCTTCCTGAGCTTCTTTCTGCAGAACAGTAGCGTATTGACAACGGTTGGTAGCTCCTCCTGTATCTCTTTTCACCCTAAGCCTATCTCCCTCTTCAACTTTTCTTGCATTCTCTCCTTCTAATAAAAAGTAAGTGGCAGATGTTGAGAGCTCATCGAAAAATACATTTGAAAAAATTGTGTTATAATCTTCAAAATCTGGCTTTATAACCATCTTATATCTGTCTGCCCATGCAGGCGCTAATTGTGATGGTGGTATTACTACCTGTATTTGATTTTGTAAATCAGATGCCGAACACCCAACATGTATTGAGTTGTTTGGGCTTACTAGTGCTGTAGAAGAGCGACCAAACTCATCCATATAAACAATACCCAATTCATAATCCCTATCACTGTGAAGACTTTTAGGGTTTCCTATGCCAAGGTAAGTTAAGTCTGCAAATGAAACAGTATAATATTCATAAACAGTTTGAGTGGGTGCAGCTAAATCATCTACATAAGCCATCGCTGGAATAACAAAACCTATTTCTTGACTACCAGGACTTGAGATTATTTGTATTGGTTGACCAGCACTACTTATACCACTTTCAAATTTTAACAAAGTATCTAAGTTAGCTGGTAGTGAACAGTTCCATTCATCCGTTACAGTTGTTCCGTCACAGGAAGTTTCGTTTCCTGGAACTGGGTCATATACAGGAAGGATGTTTGCTGCTGTACCTATAGTTTCTACAAACGCAGGGTCTGTTGATAGCTCATAAACGCTATTAAAATCTTGAGGAAGAAGGAAAGTGAATTCAAGTGTTATAAGCGGTGATTGCGCAGCAGGAAAAGGTTGTTGTCCTGTAAATCCAGAATGATTATATCTTATTTCAAAATTTAAAGAAGCACCAGTAACTAATTCTATATCTGTAAAATCATAGTATACTGCAGCGTTTACTACATTATTATTAGTGTCTATAGTGTAGTTAAAACTATCTGTTCTATCAGGTATTGAACCTTCAGCTATAACTTCAGATATAAGCTCGCAATAGTATTCTAAACGTATTGGATTTGTGTTTAAATCTAATAAGTCATATCCGTCAACATAGTTACCATAAATTAATCTATTACCCATTATTGTTTGAGCCTGCGCTTTTAAAGGCACGTTGTCAAACAATCTTGTTAACTGGGTAGGAGAAATTACAGTAAATATCTTACTGTTGTTAAAATTTAAAGTATAGTCTGTATTATCTGCGTACCCAAGATTTTGTTTGTTAAATATCTCTATAGACTTAATTACACTAGATGTGGTTTCTGCAAAAACAACCTCAATACTTTTTACTAAAGGACCTCCACTGTTGTATGTGACTTTAACATTGTTAAAAGCATTAGTCATCCCTTCATTTAAACCTGTGTCTATAGCGTAATCAAATCCCTTAGGGATAAAAGCTGGCTCTGTAAACTGTGATAAAGCGGACCTCTCTCCATCTTCATATATATATCTATAAGAAAAAGTTAAGAATCTTTCTTCTATAAAGTTTTCTTCACCAGATAGGTTAGTTAATTCAAACGATGGAGCTGCAACAGGTGGTTTTTTTATAACCAAAAGTTGTTCTTCTAAATCAGGTGAGTTTGAGTTATAGTTTCTTTTAATGTTTATAAATCTAGGTTGATTGTAGTTATCTGTCCAGAACAATAAGTCTTCAACTCTATTAACACCTGTTATTAAGAAATCATCATTAAAGTTTAGCACTGTCTCTAGAGCACCCACTGTAATGACGTGATACGTTAGTAAGTTTAATTGAACATTATATGAAACGACCATATCTACTATCCCAACGAGATGAGCTGGGTCATGAACAAACCAATATAATGTTTCTCTCTGGCCATCTTCATAAGCACCAATACATTTAGCTTGGTCACTTAAAGGAACTCCATTATAACTCAAAGAAGTTAATTGCTGATTACCCTTTGTATTTTCAACAGAACCAACCTCAGATTCCTCAGTAGAGCCTAGCCTAATATTCATAGCATCAACATACTCACCATTAGGAATCAAGCGTTCATCAACGCTTTTGTTCATTCGACCTGCGATAAAATTTCTAGTAGTTTCTGCCATGCTTACTTAATCCACTTATCCATACCTCTGATGTTTTGAATCAAACGACCAGGATGTATATTACTAATTCTAAGCTTAGCGTTTCTTAGTAACGCAGAGCTTCTTTTTCTTGCTCTTGCAACAACGTATTCTTGTACACCAAACTTAGCATTCAATATAGCAAACTGAATGTAAGCGTAAACATATTCTTCAAATAATTTATTGACACTTATTTGAGAGTCATCTCCAGCCTCCATGCCATCTGATACATATTCTAAAATACAAAACTCTCCTGCCATATCTGAACTGAAGTTAATAACTCCTGCTTTTTTATTTATTTTAAATGTAGGATTAAAGTTTGCAGTCTCAGTATTTAATCCGTACTGAGCTCCTATACCGTAATCAAAATACCAACTACCATCTACACAATACCCCTCTCTATTGTTATAAGGGCTTTGCTCGTTAAGGTAAATACTTTTTTTAGTACCTTCTATCCTTTGCAGGTCAATCGTTGATGTAGATGGCTTTAAAATGTTTCCATCATGGTCAAATAAAATCCTGCAAGTATTATCTTGAAGGTATGCATCACTCCAATTGGTTTGAATATTTTCAGTAAGCGGTCTAAGAACTCCGTCTTTATATAAAGATATTCTCACCCAATTTACATAATCTGGAGGTAAAACAAATCTTAGTGTGTCACACACTTCTAGTTCTAAAATCTTAAGCTCTTTAAATGCGTCATAATTTAGTTCTTGTATAGCTCTCTTCGCATGAAATAAAATTCTATACCTTTCTTCGTTATTTACTAAACTATGATTGCCAGAATACATCAACATAAAATTATTAACTATGTCATATAAACTTACATATTGATATGAACCCCAGTTAGCATCTTCTGTATGAGGGTTTCCTGTATTCTCGTAATATTGATATTCTGTTAAGTACGCCATTATTTCTGATTTTGTTCTTCTCTCATATCCATTGATTGCCCAAACTGGATTGCTTGAACTTCTCTAATCGACATTCCAGCATATTGTAGTATTTTATTTACTAATGTTGGCTCATCTTCTAAGGGTAATTCAAAATCCTGGTATAAAGAATCTGATTGATTAAAAGATGGTTCACCTCCAACTAGCTGAGCATAAGTCCACTTAGGGTCTTTAGGATATCGTATATACTGACACAAGATTCTGCCAGCTGATGTCTCTCCAGAATTTATTACATTTACACCCCATTGAAAGTTCTCAGGATATACCTGTATTACTGTTCCATTCTGTGAATATGCTGGAAACAATTCTGTAGGTTTTGTTAAGTTAGACATATTTAGTTGTGTTATCTTTTTGTTTGTTACTTTTTCACATTCATTTACACCTTGTCTAGCGCTTAAAATTGTGTACTTAACCCCTGCGTTTGGAAAAATATTATTATCTAATATCAAGGTGTCGGTAGCTGATGGGGTTAAATACCTAACATTAGCTGTATCTCCTGTAGTTAAATTAACAACAACATCACCTGGCTGAACTCCTAATGCAAAAAAGTTTTTAGTATTATCAACTAACTCTTGTGTAAATGATAATGTATTAGTGCTGTTATCAACTAAGTATCTTGTTAGTAGTAAAACTTTATTTATTAAATAATAGTCAGAGCTTGTGGTAGCTACTGTAGGGACACTGTAAGTAGATGTTGCAGAAGGTGAAACAATAACCTCACTAGCTCCATTTAGATATACAGGCACAAGAGTTTCTTGCTCTGAAAATATTTCTATAGCATCCTCATAAGTTTGTTTTATATCTGCCAATCCCACTCCTGATTGCCTAGCATTCTCTTTAGTTATCTGATAATTATATTGATAAAAATAATCTTCAAAAATATCTAGCTGTGCTTGCTTGGCATATAAATTAAAATCACTAGGAGTTATATACCCATAGTTGTTTTTATTAAGAACCGACAGTACAGTTTCTCGTACTGAATTTATTATGCTCATCTGTTATTTTATTTACCACAAAGATAAGCAAAAAAAAAGAGGATGCATTTCTGCAGCCTCTTCTTGGTTGGTCGGAGTAATCAGCTCCTTTATTATTATGAACACTTCTATTGCAAAAGTAATAATTATTTTTTGTTATCCAAGTTTTTTTCAAGAAATTTTAATATTTCAATACCCTCATCAGATTGTAGATAGCTTGCAATTACATAGTAAGGGTCTTCTCCAAAGGGAAGATTAAGCATTCTCTTTTTATTCTTATCTGTATTAAAGTATACATCCTTCTTGTTATTTTTAAATATTAATACCTTATGAGCGAAAAACTCCTGGACTTTAGAGTTTAATTTTAACCCAGGGTCTTTTACAGCTCGCAAGAAAAATTCTGGTTCTTGCTCTGCGTATATTAATATATCTCTTCTTAATTCAGAAGAGGTGGTTCTAGAAACATCTGTGTTAAATAAAACTCTAGCTAAAGCTTCTACTTGGTCAATGTCTAATTGACGTGCTTCTATAAGAGCGTCTACTCTAGAATTTAAAACATCCATTTCTTTCTGAGCATCTTTCTCAGTATTAACCTCAACGAACTTGTTTCCATTCATTGGGTGATAATGTAAGAATTCCTGAAGGGTTGGATTTGTTCTTGGTACAGATAAAAATCCATCTTCAAAAACAATTGGCTCTATAATAGCATTACCATCCTGCTCATCTTCAAATGGGCTTTTTTGGTTTCTTGCATATCGTAAGGCTCTGTTAGTTCCTGTACCTTCATCAAAGTACATTAAAGGATATCTTCTTGAGTTTCTAGTTGGCAGCATAAAAGAAAGTGGCGCTGCGTCTTTTGTAAGTTTATAGGTCTTATTGACCAATACATTTTTTTTCATTTGATTATAATTTAGATTTAATAAAAGTAATAATTACCCTCGTCACAATAACGAGGGTAATAATTACATATTTAATTTATGATTGGAAAATCACAAAGTTGTTTGCACCCATAGTACACACACATCTTTCAGATAGGAAGTTTACTTCCATAGCATCTAAATCAGATGTTGCTGCACCACCAGCTGAACCTGTAATCCAAGTCTTGTACTTTCTGTCTTCAGTTTCAGAAGCTCTGTAACGTACATGTAAGAAAGGACGCTTAGCATTCTTTCCAAGGATTTGGTCATAAACAGTTGTAGAACCTGCTGGTACTAACAATCCATTTACAGCTCCAGTTCCAGTTAAACCACCACGCATAGTTGGGTCGTTTAAGTATTTCCAGTCAGACTTGTAGAAGTCATATCCTCTACGGAATCCAGTGAATCCAAGGTTTAATGCCATCTCTTGGTCGTTATCAAACAAACCATAAGAAGTACCATTAGCACCTACTTGAGCAGAACCGTTAAGCTCAGCTAACATGTCATCAATGTCAAATCCAAACTGTCTGTTTAAGAAAAGTACGTTTTCTTCAATCGCACCTTGCTTATCTAAACGAGAAATGATAGTATCGAAATCTGCTAGTGCAGTTGGGTTACCACCTGCCCATACATTTCCTCTATTTTCTACTGCATGGAATACACCTTCAGAACCTTTGTTCCCTACGTCACCACCTGCAGCAATTGCTCCAGAACCTGCTTCTGCTGGTACTGCTTCAATCATTGATGTCTCTAAGTAATCATCAAAACGTAAACGAGTTTCGTGCTCAGACTTCAAGTACCATAAGTATCCTGAAGCTCCGTTCTCAGTAGTCACTTCAATCCATCCGATTTGTGCCATATCAGAACCTGATACTGCATACTTATCTTTGATGATGATTGGAGAGTTGTCGAAGATTTCATCTTCAGCCTCTAAAGAACCTTGCATTCCATTGCTTCCTTTTTTGAATTCAGAACCATAGATAAAGATAGTTGCATCAGCATTACCTGCTCCTGTACCACCTGTATAACCTGCAGCATTGTAGAAAGCTACACTAATCTGGTTAGCGTTCAATCCTCCTGCAACACCTACTGCTGTTACAATTCCTTTGAATTCTCCTGAACCGTCATTGTTAGTAACAACTAAAGTTTGACCTACACGAATAGCAATAGTTCCAGCTGTTAAGCCTGTTGCAGCTCGGTCTGGTACTAACGCATCGTTAATATCAAATATTACGTTGTCTCCAGCAACTACTGCTCCTGTACCAACTTGTGTATATTTAGTGTGTAGTCTTCCTTGCTCTGCCCACTTTACTAAGTCTGAGTTACTTGGTAATTCAGCTCCTACTAAACGTAAGAAAGAAGAGATAGTTCTATTACCATAACGCTCGAATTCTTTTTCATAAGTGTCTGGTAAATACTGATTCAAAAAGTTGAAATCAGTAATGTAATTTGTAGCCAACGGCACTTGTTGTGGTGCTGGCTGTAGCGCAAATCCTGGTCCTGCTGGCACAGTATTTGGCCCTAATAATTGTCCTGCCATTTTTTAAATTTTTAAAATGTTGTTAATTTTTTCTTTTAATACTCTTAATTTTTAAACCCCTCCCTTCGCTTGGATTGATTGCACGAAACTGAGTTCCTCCTTTAGAAGTAACTTCAGGAGCAGAACGTGTAGACATATTGATGTTTTTCATCTTTCTAGTTACATCGTCCGTTGCTGCAGCCTTTCCTTGCTCGTAAAAAAACCTTGCGAACTTATCAGGGTTCATTGCTGCTGATAATGCTTTATGATATTCAGCTGCGTTTTTAACTAATCCGTCTTCATTCAAATGATTATTAATAAAATTAATAACGCTTGATTGAGACTTTTTAATTTCCTCCACAGAACCTCCTGGGTTGTATAACAAATTAGCTTCATCAATACTGACCTTAAAACCTTTAAAGTCTTGATTTAGCACCTTGTCAGTTTCTTTATGAAAGAAATCTACTTTCCTAGACTGCTCTTCTGACTGAGTCTTTGCATTCTCAACATATTGCTTGTACGCTTTGTAGTCTTCATTGTCCTCAGAAATACCAGTTGCGCTTGACTCAAGCGGCTGGTGATACATTTCTTTTTGTTCATTGAAAAACTTCTTAGCTTTTACAATTGCTTTTTTCTTTTTTAACTTAGCTCTCTTAACATCAGATTCATCATCAAGTTCCTCATCATAGGAATACTCTTCCATTAATAATTCAACATCATCTTTATCAATACCCTCTTCGGTAGCTATAAGATACTCAGTTAAAATTTGGTCTTCATCTAAGGAATCAAAGTCTCTGTTTAATTTAACATAATCTTCAATGCCACGACCAGTTTTCTTTTTATATTCAAAATAAGCCGACACATCTTCTGGAAGTTCATTGTTGCTTTCTTTTTCTGCAAACAATTGGTCTACCGATGATATGTCCTTATCATATCTGTTCTTAATAAAACTAAGAACGTCTTCTTCTTTTAGTTCAGCACCTTGCGTTTCCTCAGGAGCTGCGGTTTGCTCTACAGCTTCTGGCTGTGTCTGCTCTTCGTATTGCTGTTCGACTTTTTGAATTAGAGTTTCCTCTACTTCTGCCACTGATTTTTCTTCAACAACACCTACTTCTTTTACTTTTATTTCCATTAGATTAAATTTTAGTACAAATATAGTACATTAAAAAATTATAAATTATTTACTTTACCTAGGGTCAAACTCTGCTAAATCAAACCCATCTAAGCTATCTTCATTAGACTCAAAGTTTTGAGGAGGTAAGTTATTTTTTCTTTGATTAATCAGCTTTGATTGTTCTGTGTTCTGCTGACTAATACGTCCTGCCTTAGCTGTTTCTCTTTGAGATTCTCTTTGAGATAAAGCTTCCTCTGTCATGCCTCTTAACTGCTGATTATAATTAAACTCTTCAGCCATAAGCATACTTTTTAGCTGAGCTTCATTCTTCATCTTCTCAATTTCAAAAGCTATCTCCGCTTGTTTAATCTGCATCTTAGCATTCATCTCTGCTTGAGACTTCTGCATTGCTGTTTGAGCTGCCATTTGCTGAGACTTCAGTTGTGTAGCCGCCTGCATTTGTTGCTGAAGCATAGCATTCTTTTCATCTCGCTCTTGCTTCTGTTTACGCTTAACCTTAAGTAATTGATTAGCTAGTTTGATGTTTTTTATTTCTCGGATATCAATAGCATCCTCTAAGTTTATATCACTTTTAGATAATGCCATTTGTATATTTTGCTCAAGCTGAGCTTTTTCCTCTTCGTCAGGAGAAACTTCAATAAAAATACCAAAGTCATAAATATATAAATCTGATATATCGTTAAGTATACTTACGTTATACTTACCTATCTTATTGATGAAGTCATCTTTGAAATCCGAATACTCTAAAATGTCTGCAACCCTGTACGTTAGTGCTTCTGCAAGAGTTCTATAAACATATAGACTCCCTTGAAGTATGTGCCTGGTGGCTGTGTTAGAATTTAATGCGGCAAGTTTCTGTAATCCAACTAAGGAATTAGGGTCAGGCGTTGAGCCATCTCTAGCTTCATTTAATCCTGTTACAGTTCTAATCATGTTTAAATAATGATTATAGTTTGTAATAAGCATCTGAGTTTTACTAGCTCCGCTGTTTGAGGTTAGCTGTTGTATTGGAACTCTTGCTTGATTAAAGTCACCATCCTGAGTGTAGCTTCTACCTATTACAGAACCTGTCTGAAAATACAATCTTAATGCATCCTCTGGATTATATGCAGCACCTGTACCTAGGTCAACTTCATTTAATCCGTCTGCATCTATAAATACCCCATCAGGGACAGTCCTAGCTATAACTTGTTGTAATTTTAAATGTGTAATCTGAATTAAATCAGCAAATGGAATCATTCTTCTTACTAATGATTCTATAACACCTTTGTACATTCTTGGTGCAACAGCAACATAATTTGGTAAAGCATGTTGTGAAGAAGACTGAGGACGAACCATGTTACTTGCAAGCTCCCACTTCAAAAGAATATCAGTACCCATCACCATTATTCCATCATACCAAACGTCAATAGTTTTAGAGACCTTCTCAAACTTCCCATCCTCCATCATTTCTGGTGGTGGATTAAATTGGTCATCTTTCTCTATCATTTTTTTAGCTCCACTATCTGTAACCTTTTTCTTATAAACCATTTTCTTTGTGGTCTTATAATTAAAATACATTAAGGTTACTGTGTCTCTATAAAAAATATCGTTTTGTTGATACTGTGCTGTGTTGTAATAATCATACCAGCTCTGACTGTATTTAGATATTTTATCTAAATCATCATTAGTCAAACTCTGGTCTATTTTAAGTAGCTCCGTAATTGGAACTACTTTTATTTCACCCCAATAAAAACAATCTTTAAAGTGTGGGTCTTCTGTGTAACTATATACTATATTTGCAGGGTCAACATACTTAACTTCTACTCCAGAACCTGGCAGGAATTCATGCTTTGCACAGCCTATCCCCAGTACAGTTAAGTCGTAGTCAATTCTTTTACGAGCATCCGAATAGTGATTTTCTTGAAACATAGTGTCGATAGCTTCTTCCTCGGCTATCTCAATTGCAGGCTTGTAATTAAGCTGCATATATAATGTTAGTTCTTCATCGTTTTCAGGAAGAGAATCAGGGTCCATTGTAAATGGGTCTGCTCCTGTCATGTCTTTAATATCTAAGAGTATGTCTTTAGCCGCCATCTGACCTTCAATCATATCTTGATATTTACTTCTTTTACCTTGGGATAATGCGTCTTGAGCATAAGCCTTTACCTTAAAGAGTCTGTCAGACATTCCATTAACTACAATATCTACAAACTTAGGGAGTATAGGGACAGGAGTCCAATCTAAATTAAGATAAGATAAGTCTCCGTCTACAGCTAATTCATTTTTATATTTACCTACTGATTGTTCTCCTCTCGCATATAAACGTAATCTGTGAAATTCTCGCCATTGGTTATAATAACGACAGCCATTGCCATCTTTTCTAAACCACTCATACTGTATTGCCTGCCCTATCTGTAAGCCAAACTCATCAGTGGCTTTTTCGGCATCTGATACAAATTGACTAGGAAAGCCTACAGATGAAATATTTACTTTAACTTCTTTCATCTATCTAATTAAATCGCTCGTTAATCCCTTATTGGTATACCTTGCAAAGTTAATGGAAATTTTTGAGCTTTTCTTTTCAGGTGTATACAAATGTTTTTGGCAAGCCATTATAGCTAATCCACTACTAATAGAAGCATCAAACTTAGTTCTGTTACCTATATCGAACTTAGCCCAATCTTCTAATGTTCTAGCAAACGGCATAAACCCCATTAAATCAGAGTCTCTAAAAGTTCCTTCAATATCTAGACCAATATACTTTTCTATATATGATTCTATTGCAGAGGCGTGTGCTTGTTTAATATCCTCACTGGAGTTTGGTATACCTCCTAATTCCTTTTCTGTTCTTGATAGTTTGTTAAAAATCTTATCAGGTCTGTTCATGCTAAAAGCCCTATACCCTCTATTTTTAAAATGATATAAAAGTCTAGGTTTATTATTCTCTACAAGTATTGGCATTCCATAAAAAACACAAGCCATTAATACTTCTTCAAAAAATATTTCAGCTGTTTGAGGTCTTGCTACGTATTCTAAAAAGAACTCATTACTTGGAGCTTCGTCCATGTTAAATTTAGTTAAACCATGAAGTGCTCCGTTTGAACCTCTTCCGCCTACAGTTCCAGATATATCATAGCTATCACAACCAAATGCTCCTAGGTGTTCATTCCCTGGCATTTTTTTACCATTCCTATTTATAACTCTATTCTGTAGGTTTTTATTAGGAGTCCAAGAAACAAGGAATCTTCCTCTATTGTTAGGAGTCCATATAACTTTAGAATCTTTTATCCCATCTTTCCATGAGAAAGAGCCTCTTGTTAAATGATGCTCTTTAATTGTAGAATCATTGTAATCAATTTGCTGATATATCTTAGTTAAATTAAATAAGGATTGTTTACTTTCATCCCTAAACGCATGTGACTCTGTCCTTGGGAATTGTCTATAAAATTCATTTAAAGCATCTGGGTCTTTCTTAAGACTATCCACTTCGTTTTGCCAATAATTTATTGCGCCTTGTTGGATTATACTATTATCAATCCCTATAACAGGCTTACTGTTGGTGTTTATATGCATAACAGGCAAACCATATCTATCTATAAATCCTTCCATATTCCATTCCATAGGGATGAAAAGTGAATATAGTCCGCTTTTGGTTTGACCATTGGAGTTTCTTAACTTTACATCAGAGTCTTCATAAAGCTTTTTAAAGTTGTCACCTCCTTTACTTAAAGCATTAGAGGTAGAGCCCATCATGCATTTGCCTATAATTTTACTACCTAATCTTAAACAAGTCTTAGTGACCCTCCAGTTATTTAATATATTATTTGGCTTGAGCCACTTTCCACTTTCATCATGAACTAGTAGTAAAAGTTTTTCACCATCATAAGAGTTATCGTCAGTATTCTTCCAGTCAATAGTTGTATCCAATCCATCTATATCCTCCTCAGAGCCATACATATTTTTCTTTGTTATCTTAGAGGCAGGAACCCTGTACGCAAGCTCTGTCTTAGGTTTATCCATACCATCCTGAATAGGTTTAAAAAAGAATGGTAGTCTATTAGCTATAGGCACAACCTTATCGGTAAACATTTTCTTAGCGTCTGCTCCTGTTTTAGATAGTATTCCAACCCTTGAATCTTTTGCAAGTGTTCCTATATTGACACTTTCTGAAGAGCCCATAAAAGAAAATCCTGAACGTCTTATCTTTAAATAAGTCATCCCAAAACTTCTGTTATCAGCTTTACACGCTTCCCAAAATAAATAAAATATTCTATTAGCTTCTCTATAATCTGGGTAACCCACATCAATAGAAGTCCATTGCAGATACATGTAGTGAGCTCCACTTATATAAGTAGGTACTCCGTTATTCATAAACCAATGGCCTAACTCTCTACTGTCAAACTCATTCTCAATGTAATCAACCCAGTTGTTTTTAAATTGACTAGGCATTTCATTCCACTGAAATATTGATTTAATTTTACTAAGAGGTTTGGGAATATCTATTCTTTCCCAGTATTGCTCAGATTTTTTCTTTGAACGTGAATGTATTTTTTTTGGTTGTTTAGGTAAACCAATAATAAGACCCTGTATATTAATTATATTTTCAATTTCTCCTGTTTTTGAAATTATAACCAAATCATATTTCTCGTCATATCCATACTTCCAACTTTTATTTTTGTTCTTATTGGTGAGTACGGCTTTAGGTACGTAATCTTGTACCACTTTATACATTTCGTTATCTTGACCTTCGTTCTGCAAACCCTTGTTTTGTATCTACTTTGTTATTACTTTCTGCTAAATCTAAAGCCTCTTTTTCTAACTCTATTCTGCTTAGTATTTCAAACGCATCAAATATTGCTAGTTTTTTTGTAGCCGCTGCATTCTTTAACCTGTCTGCAGAAATATCATCTTCTGGGTCAGGCTTTATAATATCTTCTTTAGCGACCTTTATTAGCTGCTCTACAGCCTTTCTGGCAGCAGATATAATATCAAGTTTCATTTCTTTATTTGACTTCATAGAATCATTGTTATTTGATGGTCAAACATTCTATATAGCTTCTCTCCATCAACCTCAAACTCATATTCACTTTCAGGCTTAAATGAAATTAAATCTCCTTTTTTTACGCCTTGATTTATCAATGTAGTATTGGGGTAAATCATCTCTGCGACTAAAGGTTCTTCTTTAGTGTTTTTAAATATAATAGATTCTTTTGTTTTTATTGGTTTAACATAACAATATCTGTCATGACAAAACCATTGTGTTCCATTCTGGTACATAAAAAACTGGTCGTTATCAACTAGAAATAAATTATCTTTTAAAAAACTCTTACCACTTTTTCTTCTTCCCTTAATATCGTTGTAGAATTTAAAAACATTGTGATGAACAAGAAGAGTATCTCCTACCTTTATAGGGCCACAATAGTTTATAGGTAATGCTTTTACTTCAGCATACCTATTGGAGTACCTGACATCTTCTTCTGATGAGCTTACTAAAAAATCAATACCTCCAATATTTTTAGTATTGGAGTATCGCTTATTTTCTTTTGGTGTAACTATAAAGTCTGTTGGTGATTTCAAAAGTTTATATTGTATTCAATGGATACAGGCATAGTGGAACTAAACTCTTTCCAAAGAATAACAACATCATTATCATCTATGTATATTTTGTAGGATTGGAATTCAGAATCATATTTAATTAAATGAATTCTATGCGTTCCGTTTAGAACTTCTTGGCCTACTAAATAATGCATAGCTCCAGATTTATAATCTGGGCCGACTGATATTTTTCTTATATCCATTATATTTAATTTTATTTATATTTTTATACGTCTTTAAGAAATCTAATGTACGCAGCACGATTTGCACCATTAGCTCCGTCAAAACCTGAAATTAGGAAAGGGTCTACTGCACCAACAGACCAATATCTTAGAATATCCCAGTTTCCTGATTGTGATATAGTGCTTGTCCAGATGTATTCTCTAGTTGTATCTTCAACGAAGAAAACTAGATTAGATGATAACGCACCACCCCCATATCCATTAAGGTTGAAATCAGCATCTCCTAATTCGGTTGTATCGGTTAATCCAGCCCAAATTCCTGGGTTAGAACCATATCTATTTTGATTAGGAGAACTATCATTACATGGGTTGTTTGATATTACTTGCCACTCTGGCGAAGTCGGAAGTCTAAATCCTGTTGGTGGCTGTATTTGTCTTGCTGCAAATTGATTATATAAAAGACCTCTTTCGCTGTTATTAGAGTCAAAGTTCCAGTATGCAGCTACTGGAAGTCCAGCGTTATGCTGAGCATAGAATTCAGTAGCATTTGTAGCAATAGGAATAGTCCCACCTGATGTTGTATCGGTTATAGTTGAATTTTCATCAGTAAATACAAAATCACAAACTGTAGTTTCACCTGGGCTAGGAGGTGGTGTTGGAGTTGATTGTATTTCTTTAAATACAAAAGATATTGCTAGCTCTCCAGTATTTGGAGTTAAAGCTCCTGTTTCTTCTCCAACAACAGCTATATTATCAAACTGTCCAACAGTTATAGCACTAGATGAAAGGTCAACTTGTCCTGAAACATAAGTTCCATTGTCACTATTGTCTATTACAAATATATCAGATATTGGTGTATAGTTTGAAAAATCAGCACTAGTATTGTTTGTTATTTTTCCTATAGAAAATTTAATGTCAGTTCCTACAGGAACAGATACTGTATTCTCTCCCATCCAAACCCACGTTACGGCTTCTAGTTTAAGATTTAAAGGAACTCTCCATAAAGGTATCTGAGTAGGCCCTGTTACGTTTGACGTCCACTCCATAAAATCATGGCCATTAGTTTGACTACCCAAGTTGTTTACCATACCATTTATGATATACTTGTTTTCTACTCTTTGAGTTTCAATAACATTACCTGCAGAATCTACCGATAAATTGTAAACATCATTACCAACTACATTTCCACTTCCATAGGTTGGTAGTTTGTATTGACCACCTTTTTTTATTTCTAAAGCGTTTGATTGACTAGTTGAGTCTTTACCGTTACCAATCGTCACTAAGTTGTCAGCTTCGCTCCATGTATTAACACTACCAGGTAGTGGAACATTATATGAGCCTATTACTATTTGTCTAAAATCAGTAGCGTTTAAATGTGAACCGATTGCATACGACTCCTCTCCTGCGTTTTGGTTACCTTTACCAATAGAAAAAGACTGTGCTGCTGTTCCATTTATTTGATTTCCTTTACCAATTGCAAAAGAACCAGAGCCATCTACAATATTAAGTGCGCCCATTGTAAATGAACCGACTTCTTTAGATTCATTGTCTTCACCGAAGGAAAAAGAACCAGCTCCAGATGCTGTGGTTGTACTGAATGTTCCGAAAGCAAAAGAGTTATCTCCACTTGCTTCTGCATTTGAACCATAAGCTTGTGCCTGCTCACCTGAAGCTATGTTTGCATAACCTATAGCTACAGAAACCTCTCCATCTGCTGTAGAAAGTTGACCCATAGCAGTAGAAAATTTTCCACTTGCTGTTGTTTGACTTCCCATTGCTGTTGATGCTTCCCCACTTGCTTCTGTTGCAAGTCCTGATGCAAAAGATGAAGAAGCACTTGCTTGTGTTGTATTATTTAATGCTGTAGAGTAATTACCACTTGCTGTTGTGTTTGCTCCCATTGCTACAGAACCATCTCCTGAGGCTTCAGTTTGTAAACCCATTGCTGTAGAAGTATTTCCACTTGCTTCTGTGCTTTGTCCACTTGCTGTAGAATATTTTCCACTTGCTATTGTGCCATCTCCCATTGCTGTGGAAATCTCTCCACTTGCTGTTGTGTCATTTCCCATTGCTGTAGAACCATCTCCTGAGGCTTCAGTTCTACTTCCCATTGCTGTAGAAGTATTTCCTGAAGCTTCAGTTCCATCTCCCATTGTTGTAGAGGAAATACCTTTTGCTTCTGTGTT